GTGTCGGGCCACGCGTGAGGCGGGGGGGTGCTTAGAATACTGGTTACCCGGGGGGTATGCGTCATTTGCCGTGCTTGTTGGCCTCGATATACGCGGAGATGTCTGAGCAAAGCGCGATAAACTCCTCGTGAGTTCTGTCTCGCTTAACCCAATTGGCATCAGGGGTTACCCAGTGCAGGTTAGATGCATCATTAGTTCCGCCCCTCGACACCGGAGTCTTGTGATCTACCTGAGCAGTTCGGTCTAACTTGACGCCAGTGTATGCGCATCGACCTCGCTGGTTATACCAGGCACGAGATAGGACTGCACATAGTTGCGTGGCCTCATCGCTGTCATTGATCCTAATGGCGTGATGAGCAGCACGCATAAAAAAGAATCTACGCTTGTTATATTTCTTGTTAGATACCTCTTTGATAAGCCTCCATTTATCTGGGTGTTCCTTTCGATACTTAGCGTTCCTTAGTAGTTTCTCTTCCTTGTTGGCATAGTATCTAGCCTTAGCCTTCTCGCGCGACTTGGCACGATTGGCTTCAAGGTTAGCATAGTAAGCCTTTAATGCCGGTGAACGTTTTTCGGGCGGGATGCGAGTGGCCATAGTAGATTAAATAGGTTCTACTTATGCGTTACTTGGAAACATCTCTTCGCATCTTGTGCTTGTCGCGTCTGGAATTGCAGTGAGGGAACAGGCCGCAAGCGTCACCGTTCACGCTCGCCCTGATCTGACGCGCCCGCTTCTGCATCCAGATGTGGCTGCGTCCGTACATCGTCGCGATGGTGCGGGAGTCCAGGCACCCGGGCAGACTTAGCGCCCAGCGTATGGTCTCGACGTGCCGGCGGAAAGGGAACGAGTCGCTCAGCGCGATCGCATCCATGAAGGCCTTGAGCATGACGCCGACATGGTCGCGTGAGATGAACGCGTCGACCTCGGTACGCGTCGTGTCGCCGTCCTTGGTCGCCCATGACGGATGATTGGGGTCGATGTTGAACACGTGCCGGGACTGCACCATCTCGCGGTAAGGCAGCACACCGGACTCCCTCAGCTTCTCCTGGACCTTCTTGGGCTGTGAGAAGAACCACGCGTCGAACGACTTGGCTTCCTTGGCAGGCGCCGTGAGGTCGTTGATGCTGGCCTTGGTCACGCCTGTATCACAAAGGTTCTTACTCGGCGGGCAAGTGGCAAAGGTCACTGCTTGGTCATGTTGTTCCAAAGCCCTGTCTTTTCGTCATATCGGAGTTTCCCATACAGCCGCATCTTCTCGATGAGCGACCTTGCCTTGACGTCTCGGCCTCCCTCCATGCGCAGCTCGAACTCCCTGATTAGGTCTTCCTTGGTCATCCTGACCGGCATGACTTCGAGCCACTTGACCACGGCATCGCGTCGGTCAGCGTAAAGCTTCGACGTCATGCGTCCTCCGCCATGCGATCGGCGGAGCATGCCTTCCCGGTCATTGTCCCAGCGCTCTTGGAGCTTTTCTTTCTCCTCGATGATGTGCTGTCTCCTGGCTTCGGTAAGCCGAAGACGTCGACGACGGTAGGGATTACCCATGGCGGTAGAATTGCCTTTCAGGAAAACCGCAGGGCCGGCGAGCGTAAGCGACGCCAAGGCATCTGCGTGTATCTTGCAGGGATGTATATCCCTGCAGATACTTATGCTGTCTTGCAACCTGTCTTGCAGGCTGTCTGGTAACGGATTTATCATTCATTGATGATTGGATTTAAGGTGGGTATCGTGCCTAAAGGCTGTCCTGATACTCAGAACGAGCCAGAATGCCTTGGCGACCCCTTGGCGGGGCTGTAAACGCTATGTCCTGAGTCTACTTCGGTGTCCGATTCGGAGGGAGGGTGGCTATACTCCCAGCGGATGACCCCCTTCTCGGCGGCGTGGCGGATGTAAATCTCGCCCTTGAAGTCGCCTTTGTGGTCCTTCAGGCCGGCACGGCCACGGCGCTTGGTCAGGCCGAACTTGTAGATCGGTTCGTCGCCCTGGCATCGGAAGAGGACGGCGACCTCGCGGAACCAGTTGGTGAACTCGGACGAGCCGAGGCCAGCGTAGGCAAGGTCGGCGACGGTCTGGCCTTCCTTGTCGGCTGAGGTCTTGGGCTTCCCGGTGTGGTGCATGGCCACGAGGACGGCGCCTGTCTCGAGGAGGATGGGGGCGAGGTCGTGGCGCAGGAACTTGGAGGCCTGCTCCTGATCGGAGACGTCGATGCCGGCGAAGGAGAGGAGGGGGTCGACGAAGACGATGTCGGCCTGATGGGAGACGACGAGGTCGCGGAGGGCCTTGGTGAAGGTCGTGCCGGTGCTGACGGTGTCGCGGTAGATGGCGAGGTGGTCGCGCAGCTTGGCACGTTCGGCGGAGTCGATGTATGCGCCGGCTATGACGTCTTGCAGGGCTTCGCTGATGTCGCCCGCGTCGTTCTCAGCCTGGAGCACGATGGCGCGGAGGGGCTTGGCGGGCTTGATGCCGAAGAAGTCGCGACCGAGGCACCAGTGGACGGCGGCCTGCATCATCAGGGAGGACTTGCCCGTGCCGGACTGGCCGACGATCAGGAGGGAGCCGCCCTTGCAGAGCCAGCGATGGTTTCCGAGGATGGTGGTCGGGTCTTCCTTGCGCTCGAAGGACAGCAGGGCGTCGAAGTCCATGCGCTGCGGGCCGTGGCGGGTGGCCTTACGCTTGAGGGCGAGCGTGGCGTAGTGCTCGAGGAGGGCGTCCGGGTCGGTGGCGTTGGAGGCCGCGGCGGTGGCGGCACGGAGCAGGGACGCGTCGGCGATGAGCTCGACGTGCTCGGGGCGGTAGTTGGCCGTGCCGGCGTCGCTGACCAGGAGCGAGACGGTGGCGGCCTCGACTGGGGAGCGCATCTCGCGGAGGCGCTGAGAGACGGTGAGTTCGTCGCCGGGGATGCCGTCGATCTCGAGGGCGAGGATGGCCGCGGCGATGTCCTGATGGACGGGCTCGAAGAAGTCGGAGGCCTTGAGATCGGCGGGGAAGGGAAGGGCGTCACGGAGCAATACGCCGAGGAGGTGGCGTTCCGCTGCCGTGTTGTTGGGCGGAGTCATGGAAGAAGAAGTGTGGGGTTTTGGGGCGTGGAGGCCCGTGGTCAAGAGGCTTTGCGGAGAAGGCGGTCGAGGTCGGTCTTGCGGTAGTAGGCGTTCAGGTGGAGGCCGGAGATGCCGCGGGAGGTCTTGAAATAGCGCGGCCTGATGTTGGAGCGGGCGATGCGGGCGCGCAGGGCGACGTGCGACATGGCGAGGTCGACGGAGTAGTCGACGACGCGGACCCAGCCCTTCGGCACCTTGTCCTCGCGGGCCTTGAAGGTGTTGGCGGCGGCCTCGGCGATCGTGCGCCAGGGCTTCACGGGGCGGTAGATGTAGGCCCGATGGCATTGCCCGGTCTTGGCCTTGAACTGGTGGGCGATGCGCTCGAGGAGGCCGAAGCGGTGCAGATCGTAGGCGCGGGAGGAGGCGTTGCGGGTGTGGGCAAGGTTGAGTTCGTCGCGGATGTCTGCGACGGAGTACCAGCCCTTCGGCATGGAGTAGTCACGCTGGCCGTGCATGGCGTCGACGAGCGCCCGGGCGTCGAATGGTCTCATCGTTTGCGGGGCGTGTAGACCTTGAGGTCGGACGTCCAGATCCAGCGCTGGCCGACGCGGTGCACCAGGAAGACCTTCCAGTCGTTGCCGTCGACCCAGCCGGCGGCGAAGCCTGAACCCCAGCGGGAGGTGGCAAGGCGGTGGGATGCGTAGGCCATGGCGTCCTTCTGGCAGAGACAGCCGGCGGAGAACGCGGCGCCTCCCTCGGCCTTGGTCAGGTTGACCTGGGAGAGCGTGTGCGTGTGGCCGTGGATGAGAGCGCCGCCGCGGTCGGCGTAGTGCTTGCCCTGTTCGGCGGTGGCGTTGAGGCCGTGGGCGTAGCCATGGATGAAGGCGACCGGGCCGAGGCGGTAGACGCCCTTCTCGGCGTGGTAGGGCAGGATGGTCTTGGCCCCGCAGCTCTTGGCGGTCGTGCGGACGCGGGCCTCGAGGTCGGCGCAGTAGTCGCGGACGATGGCCGAGCCAGAGGTATGCTGGAGGGCGTGGGCGCGGTGCTCATGGTTGCCCATCAGGTAGACGGTGGGCTTGGTCTTGGCCAGGAAGTCCTCGCCGGCCTCGATGTCGGCCAGCAGGGACTCGGCCCCTTCGGCATCGTTACCGGCCCCGCGGCGCAAGGATCGGAAGTCGAAGCAGTCACCGAGATGGACGCGGACGGTGGGCTTGTAGTCCTTCATGAACTCGCAGAGGGCGTCGGTGGCCTCATCGTCGGCCATGTCGCCATGGTTGTCCCCGAAGGCGACGAAGCGGATAGGAGTGCTCATGTGGTGGGTGGGTTAGGAAGGGGCATCCAATGAGTTGGGTCTACTTCGCTTTCGCCATCGACAGTTTCCCAGCAAGCTCGTCCATCGGAGTAAGTAAACCACCACATAACAACGATGTATTCTTCGACATAGCCAAGGACTCTTGTCATGTCCTTCGGGGCCGTCTCGATAGGTTGCCAGATGCTCATTTGTTCGAGAGATAGGGGACAGGCTTCCCAGCGTCGAAGGCCGCGAGCATCTCGTCACGGCGCTTGCGGGCGGTCTCGAGGTCGCGTCCGATGTTCTCGACGATGTCGGTGCCACGGCGGCGAAGGCGGAACCACCAGCAATCCCCGAGGCGCTGAAGGTGGTGGTTCGGGTTGTCCTTCACGTTGCGCTCGCTCTTGCGGTTGCCGTGGCAGACGGTGAACTTCGGGCAGGACGCGAGGAAGGCGAGGCGGTCGGCTGAGATGCCGATGCGCTGGCCCCAGCGGATGGTCTCGGCGGTCAGAGCCTCCATGACTTCGCGAGGATGCGGCCCTCGGACATGATCTGGTTGCGGGCGTTCGGCTTGAAGATGTACTCTTGGTCGAACAGGTGGGAGGCGCGTATCTCGGCGATGGACTCCAGCTCCTCGTCGTTCGCGGGGCCGACTCCGGCGGTCGAGACGTAGACGGTGCGGACCTTCCAGCCCTTCTCCCAGAGGATGTCCTGGCAGACGCGCAGCTCGTTGATGTAGCGCCAGTCTGAGCAGACCACGGTCTCGGGGGACGGCTGGTCGTGGTGCTTCATGACCGGGCACCAGTTGGCGAAGTGGCGGGCGAAGACGTCCTTGTCGAGTCGGCGGGCGAAGGTACCCGCGTTGACGAGGAAGTCTCGGTTGTCGCACTTGAAGTCCTCGCGGAAGAAGTTTCCGTCGAGGCCGAGGTAATCCATGTAGTGGTTGGCGGCCTCCTTTAGCGCGTCGGCGAAGTTAATATGTTCCGCAGGTCGAGTAGACCACTCAAGAAGGCCGTTAGCCAAAGTGGTCTTCCCGGCCCGGGCGAACCCAGCGATCAGGACGAGCGTGGGTGCGGCCATCGGCGTGGGTGCGTCGGTCATGGCTTAGAAGTCGACGCCTGTGGCGGGCGGAGCGTCCTGCACGGTGGGCTTCTGGGAGCCCTTCGGGTAGGTCAGCTTGTACTTGTACTGGGGCTTGCCGTTATACTCGCCGTTAGCCTCGACCTCGACGCCGACCAAGATGGTCTGGCCGCAGGCCGGTGCCAAGTACTGGAGAAACTCGGCGCTGGTCGCATCCGGGCGGATCTCATCAGTGTATTTCCCCGAGAACTTCCCGACGAGCATGGCGAGCGCCTTGCCGTACTTGCTTGAGAAGTTCTTCGACAGGCAGAAGCCCTTGTCGTCGACGAAGAACAGGCGAGAGGAGACGAAGCCGTCCTCCCAGACCTTGACCTTCTCGGGCTTCGGGCGGATGAGTTTCAGCTTGTAGGTGCCGTTGGTCGAGATGGACGTGAGCGGCGGGCGGTCGTTGGTGGGTTCCATGTTAGGCGAAGGTGATAGGGGTGGAGGCGGAGGCGCCCTTGATGTCGATGACCTGGATGGCGTCACCGTAGGCAGGCCATGAGTTCAGCGTCGTGCACTCGCGGTAGGTCTGCAGCGCCTTCTCGAAGTCGGAGACGGCGTAGGACATCAGCTCGGGCCCGATCTCCACGACGGCGGTGGCGAAGGGGGCCTGTTTCTCCACGAACAAAAATCTGAAGCCGAGCATCCGGCGCTCGAAGGCGGTCTCGAAGCAGAGGCGGTAGAAGTACGCCTGCAGGTTGTAGCGGTAGGCGCGGATGGCCTTGAGGATGCCGGCAGGGGATGCGTCCTCGGTGGTCTTTAAGTCCCAGAGGTAGTCGCCCGCCACGCCATCGATGGCGCACTTGAGTTGCACGCCGTTGTAGTCGGTCGTGAACATCAGTTCGGTCGCGTCGAAGGTGACCTCAAGGCGGTCGAGGGCTGCCTTGGCGGCGGCGGCGATGATCTGAGCCTCGGCTGACTCTTCGGCTGTCATCACAGTCTGCCCGGGCTTGAGGGAGGACTGGAAGGCCGCGTAGGCTTCCTTGCCGTCCTTGGTGCGGCGGTCGACCTCGGGGGCCGTCACGAACTTCTCGGCAAGCAGATCGGGCTGAAGAACAGCGCAGTGGATCAGCGAGCCCATGCGGAGGGCCTTGGTCTCCTCGCGCTCCTGGTTGAGGTAGGACTGATAGTGGGCGGGCGACTTGAGCAGCTCCTTGGCGCCGCTGTAGTTCAGCGCCTGGATGCCGTCATAGATGACGCGGTGTTCGATGATGTGGGGAGGGATGCGCATGGCGTGGTGTGGTTTCTTGGTGGTTGGGTGTGGTGGAAATTAGAGGGCGTCGTCGTCGGGGGCGGACTCCTCGACGCTGGCCGAGATACGGCGGACGTCTTCGAGGGCTTTCTCGGCGGCGTTCTCCATCGCCTCGAGCGTGTTGCGCAGGACGCGCAGCTGGACGACGAGGACGTGGACGCGATCGTGCAGGGGCTTGACGAGGGAGGACTCGTCGGCGACCTCGACCGAGTCCGAGAAGACCTGCAGCTCGGTGATGGCCGAGCGGTTCAGGTCGGAGACGGTGATGATGTCGGCGTCGTGCTGTTCGTAGCGGCTGGCGATGTGCTGGACGACGGCGAGCGAGCCGGTGATGTTCTCGACGAGCCTCTTGATGTTCTCGCGGTTGGTCATTTGAAGGTAAGTTCCTTGAGAGTGCCGACCGGGTCAACAGTGAAGAAGCGGACCTGCGATCGGACGAGGGAGGGGTGCGTCTTGCGCTTCCAGAGTCCGAGGTCGGAGAGGAAGTCGGCGTGTTTGCGGGCCGTGAACTCGACGTAGGGATAGCCGTCCAGAAGCAGGAGCAGGGCGTACTGGCCGCGGACGGTGCGGGAGATGCGGTCGATGCCGGCTGGGACTGGGGTACTCATCGTCCGAAGCGGGCTTCCTTCCACTTGGCGACAGTCGAGGTCATCACGGCCCTGGAGATCTGGCAGTCGACCATGCCAGAGCCAAGGATGTCCTCCATCACGCGGGCGAGTTCGTTCCCCGCGTAGCGCAAGGCGGCGATGTGTTCGGCTTGGTTCTCGCAGCGCTTCTCGGCGCGGCGGCAGGCATCGGCCCAAACCTCCTCGTTATTGTCAGCCATCGTTTCGGGCCTCCTGCCAGTTGGCGATGGCTTCGATGAGTTCCTGCGGGTCGACGGTTTGGGCGTGGCGGACGCAGTACCAGATGTCGTCGCCGGCCTCGCGGAGGCGTTCCAGGCGTTCCTCGAGCTGGAGGATGCGGGCATCCTTGGCGGCGAGGAGGTTGGCCTGTTGGAGGGCCTTGAAGGCTTCGCCGATTGGGTCGCTCATCGGGTAAGGGGACGAGGGGTGGCAGGGGTCGGGGCGGAAACAGCCGCAGAACGGAAGCCAGAGGCCGCCGTGGCCCCATCGTCGTCGAGGTCGACGGAGATGCCGCAGGCCGTCTGGATGGACTGACGGCGGATGTAGGTGATGGCCCCGCCGATCTTCTGGGCGTCGAGACCCTCGGCCTTGACCATCAGGCGCCCGAAGTCGAAACGCTCGCCGGACGCGTGGAGGAAGGCGGTGTTGATGCCGACCTTCCCTTCCTCGCTGATGAGCGTCTGGATCAGGGCGAGGTTGTGCTCCAGGAGCACGGGCTTGATGGCGTCGAGCAGCGCGTCGAGGGAGACGTAGCGGTTCTTGAATCCTGGGTTCACTTTGTTGGCCTTTACGTTGTCGAGCTCGGCCAAGGCTGAGACGAGGTCGGCGGTTGCGGTGTTGGGTTTGGTGGGCGTGGTGCTCATGGTGGTGGGAAATTAGTTCGAGGCGTCTTCGTCGTCTTCTTCGCAGTCACAGGTCATCTTGTCTTTCATGATGCCGACAATGATGATGAGATAAATGACCGCGTAAAATGTGGCTTTATCGTAGTTGCTGTTATAGCTGTAATAAATCATGGCGACGAGCGCTGTGATGCCCGCAAGTCGACTGATTATTTCCCAGATTGAATAGGTCTTATCGATTTCGATTTTCATGGTGGGAGATTGGGATTAAAGATGTGCGGTAGATTCAGCAATATCCTTTGCAAGCCGGTTTATGAAGTCTTCCATGCTCACATTGAACATATACTCATAGCCAGTCTGCATGACAACGATGGTAAGTCCTGCCTTTGGGTAAATATGGCTAATGTGGTCTGGATTAATGAATGCTTTCCAGCCACCAGCGGTTTCATATCTGAGAAACATTGCACAACTCATAGTTACTTGGTTTCAGTGGCGGCCTTCGTGACTTCGCCGGCCTTGATGGTGGCCTCGATGTCGGCGAGGGACATCCGGGTGTAGCCAGGGACGAACAGGTTGTAATAGGTCACGCCGTTGCGTACGGTGGGGGTCAGCAGGCGGGCGACCTTCTGGTCGGGCAGGATGATGTAGGACGAGTCCGCGATGATGCGGTACTCGGCGGAAGGTTTGATGTCTTTCTTCATTGATTAGGGAGATTAGTTGATGGCGCGGCGGGTGGCGGCGTCGTAGATCAGGAGGGCGTCGGCGTTCCAGAGGGTGACGTCGACGTTGGGGAACAGTTCGGCAGCGCGGGCCTTGAGTTTGTTCTTCCACTGGGTCGTGGACAAGTCGCCCTTCGTGCCGCAGGTGTGGGCCTTCTGCCAGATGGCGGGGCGGATGCGGTGGATACGCCAGCCCATGGCGACGGCGGCGCCGTAGAGGACGCCCGTGTTCCACATCAGTTTGCCGATGGCCGAGCCGGGGATGTTTTTGCCGGCGAACAGGGGTGGTTCTTCGAGGAACAGTTCGACGTCGTTGGCCTTGCAGCTTAGTTCGGCGAGGAGTTGGCAGACATCGACGTCTGACGCTGGCATCTTCGCGCACTCGACGGCCTCGCCTGTCGACCAGCAGATGCCTCCATTAACCCCAGGGTCGATTGCCACGATGAGATGCGCCATAGGTAAGACCCTTGTCAGCGTTTGAGCTGGGTCGAGCGGAAAAGAGCGCCGACGCGGAGGGCGTAGTCGTTCGGGCGGAACTCGCGGTTGCGTGCGGCGGTCCAGCCGAGGTTCCAGACCAGCGCGATCTGCTCGGGAAGCGGGGCGGGGATGCCGATGCGCTTGAAGTTGTCCCGGATACGGCGGAGGTGGGTCGCGGCAATCATGTCCTGGGCGGTCGCGTCCCGCCACTTCGACCAGGGAAAGCGGTAGTGGCCTTCGGCCTTGAGGCGTTCCTCGGCGTCCTTCCACGCGGCCTCACCGACCTGATACATCCCGCGTTCACCGGCCTTTCCTACGGCCTTGCGGTTGCATCCGCTTTCGACGTGGGCGATGGCCTCGAGTAGGTTGGCGTCAGAAGCGGCGGCGGCGTTGAAGCCTAGGAGCAGCAGGGCGACGATGGAGAAGGGGCGGGTCATTTTTCGCAGATGATTTGAATGATGCGGTAAATCGACATTCCAAGCGAGATGCCGGAAAGCAGGATAGACCAGAAAACCATTCGTTCGGTTGTCATACGCTCGGCTTGCCCTCCTTGCGCAGTTGTTCGACCTCGGCCTTAAGGTCAAAGTATCCCTTATGGATTGCCCAGAAGTCAGCGAGTGCATCTGAGTGAGCTTTGGTTAGCCGCTCGACCTCGGCCTCCAATTCATCGCAACGCTTCTCGTATGCGTTTTCGTTCGCCCCTTGGAGGTAAGAGTCGATTTGCTCAAGGAACTTATTTCGTTCAGTCAGCCGCTCGACCTCGGTCTTGAGGAACGAGATTTCGACCCTTGCGTGGGACAGGTCGGACTCAAGCCCTCGACCCCAGCCAGAGATGTTCGATAGTTCTGCGGTCAATCTGCGAACCTCGCTTGCCTGTTTATTGGACAGGAGGAGCAACTCGGTGTTGATGCGGTTAGAGTTATCGACCTCGGCCTTGAGGCGGGCGATGCTGTCAAGCAGTTGGGCTTCGACAGGGATGGCCTTCATACGCTCTCGCTTTGCCATCTCGGCCACCTTTTCCTCAAGGGATTTGATTCGGTTCTCGTAGTAGCTCATACGCGTCTCGGGACTTGCGATCCGGCGACCTCGAAGCCGTCGATGTCGTAGGAATAGGTGATGCCGACCCAGCCGCCGGCGGCGACGTAGGCCTGGAGCGAGACCTTCGTGGCGCCGTCCTCGTGCAGGGCTTCGTGGTAGTGGTGCAGGAGCTTCTTCATCCTGCCCGAGGCGATGGCGGCCTTGGCGGAGCAGATGTCGCCGGTCATCACGCGCTCGTTGATTTCGTAGATCTCGGACAGCAAGGCGACCATGCCGTCGAGGTGTTTGAATTGGCTCATTTCTGAAGCCCTCCGATGGTGTCCTCGAGGTCGAGGATGCGACGCTGAAGGTACTGAATGTCGTCCTTCTGCTCGTTGATGATGCTGGCCTGAAGCGCGATTGTGTCGTCCTGCTTGTCGGACAGGGCGCGGAGGGCGTTGGCGGCCCGGTGCAGCGTCCGGGCGTAGGCCCATGGGACGAGCCACCAGAAGCGAGGCATGGCGTGGGGTCGGATGATTGTCATGAGTTTGTAGGGGCGGTGGGATGGGTCAGGCATTAGGCTTGGCGCTTGTAGGGGCCGCGCTTCTTGAGGTTGACCCAAGTCGTGCCGGTGAGCTCGAGCCAGGTGCGGAGGGTGCAGACGGTCGTGTCGAGGGCGGCGGCGGCGTCGGCCTGCGACTTGTGGGCGGCGTTGAGGGCCGCGATCTGCGGGAGGATGGCCTCGAGGCGCTTGGCCGCGAAGACGGCCATCGGGCGCTTGAGGGGGATGGGGCGACCGGCGAAGGTCACGGTGTCGGTGTATGGGTGGTGTGCGTTGGGCATGGTGGGAAGGTTACTTGGCGGCGTTGATTTCGGCCTGCTGGGTGGACTCGTAGGCGACGACCTTGCCTTCGGTCTCGGACTTCCAGGCGCCGCGGAACTCGACGACCATGGAGTAGCGGTCGATGTGCAGGGCGATGCGCTTCTTCGCGATCATGGGGGCAAAGTCGGCGGAGGTGGGGGCGTGGTCGATGCGGGTGACGCGGAGGCGGTTGTTGCCGTACTCGATGCCGTAGAGTTCGTACGCAGCCCTGGCTCCGGCCTTGGCACGGTGCTCGAGGATGACGGACTTGGCGGTCTCGAGGCGGTCGGCCTCGGTGATTTTGATGATGCCTAGGGTGCTCATGGTGTGGATCAGAAGAAGTTGATGATGTCCAGGATGCCCGGGAACTCGGGGTCGAGGAAGGTGGCGAGGGCGTAGGCGGCGAGCGTGGCCCAGAACAGGATGGCGAGGAGTTTGGTCATTTGGTTTTGGTGGTGCGTCAATGACCTTGGCGGACTGTTCCACATTCGTCAAGCACCTTTCCAACAAAACCCTGTGACCCTCATTCAAGGGTCTAGGTTTTTAAGCCCCGGGGTCATAACAGCCCACCACGACGGTGTACTCCTCGCCCGCTGGGTCTACTTTGCCTGCCTAGCCTTGCCTGTCAAGGGGCCATTAGACCCCTCTGGCTTGCCCTCAGAGGCGGGTTTATCCCTTGGCGGGTGTCTTCCCCTTCATGGCCTTGATTTTGGCCAGACCAAGGTCAACGAGCTCGGGCGAACAGTAGCCAGCCATTCCTGCCGCGGCGAAGGCCATGCCCTCGGAGGAGAAGTAGCCCTTGGTGGCCATGCCGACCAGGAGCGAAGTCAGGCCAGCCGTAGCAGTGCGGCGGAAGATGTAGCCGAGGCTGTGCTTCTCGAGGGAGCAGGCGTAACGGACAAGCCAAGCAGTCGAACCGATCAGGATGCCGACGCTGATGTCACGCAGGGATACCGGGACATCTTCGGGGTTCGGCGGATTGGGCAGGGCGGCGCTCACGAGATGCGGGGGGGCTTGGCGTTAGGGTCGAGGACGACCTTGCGGTAGTTCTGCTGCCAGAGGAGGCGGGCGAGGTCTTTGCCGGCGCGGTCGACGTCGGCCTCGGGGAGGGAGGGGAAGGTTAGGTGGACCTGCTCATGGCAGAGGACTTCGAGCTGACGCTTGGCTCCGAGACGCGGGTCAATCTCGATGAGGTTCTCGCCGATCGTGGCCTGACCCCATGCCCGCTCCTTGCCGAGTTTGCGCCAGATGACCTTCACGGCGGGCTTACGCTTTCGGGTGCTCATCGGATTGGTGAACCTTGTCGCGCACGATGTCCCAGAGATACCAGATGCCCAGGGCGGAGGCCAAGACGAGAGTGCCTCCGGCGATGTATGAGAAGTACTCAGAGTCGACAATGAAGGGGAAGGCGCCGATGGCCGCCCCGGAGAGCAGCAGGGGGATGCCTACCTTCGGGCCGACGAAGGCCGTGGCGATGGCGCCGACGACGGCGATGCCGACCCCTGCCATCGTCCAGAGATTGGCGGAGGCTTCCCGCTTCACGCGCTCGACCTCGGCGGTGAGTTCCGAGATCCGGGCGTCCTTGAGCTGAGAGACGCGGAGGGCTTCGCGGTTGTCGGCCTCGACCTTCGCCCAGTTGGCGTCGATGGAGGCGAGGAGTTTCTTGCCGTAGGCGACCGCCTCGGCGTAGTCCTTCTGGTCGGCCTTGGCGGCGCGTTGGCGGGCGACGGCGAGTTCCTCCGGGCTGGGGGCGGGGAGGAAGGACAGGGCGACGGAGGTCTCGGATCGGACGACCTCGGGCTTCTCGGCGTTCTCGCGGGCGATGGCGACCGAGGCGGCGACTTTCTGGTCTGCCTTATCCCACTGCTTTCCGACCGTGGCGACGATGCCCTCGGAGGTCGGGGCGTTCGGCTGCTCAGGCAGGGCGGCGGGGCGGGACGAGCACCCAGCCAGGAGCGATACGCAGATGGCCAGGAGCGAGCGCATGGCGTCAGCGGCCCTTGAGGACGTCGAGGATGGACTTGGCCTTCTCGACCTTGGCAGAGGAGGCGTTCTTCAGTCCGGCGATGAAGCCGCCCGCGAAGCCTACGGCGATGCAGATGAGGTAGGCGATCATCAGTCGAACAGGAAGGGCTGGAGGGACTCCTCGATGAGCACAAGCGGGCCGAGGTTGTTCGGCGTCACCGGGTAGGAGAAGTTGAAGACGGCGACGTTTCCGCCGATCTGGTAGGAATCGGGCTGGTTCGTGCCGAACAGAGCGGGCACGATGTTGACCCAATCAGCCTGGAACAGGCAGGTTACTCGGTAGTTTTTCATATCAGTAAGCGAGCATGGATTTGACGCCGGTGAAGTCGCAGGTCACGGTGCCGGAAGTGCTCGTCGTGTTATCGCACTCGAAGACGAAACGAGGGCCGGGCGAAGTACCCGAGGAAGGGCCACCAGTGGTCGTCGCAACCTGCACGTTGTTGCAGTAGAGGGTGACGTTGCCGGTGCCGTCAGAGTAGACCATGAAGTCGGCAGCCGAGGATGTCGTAGGGAAGTAAGTCGTGTTGCTGACCGTGACGGCGGACGCGGAGGTAGAAAGGGTCGTGCCGTTATGGGCCATGACGGTAAAGGCTCCGGCGGTACCAGCCGTCCACTTGACGCCGAACCCAGCTGCGGAAAGGTCTCCGAATGTGGAACTGACTTTGCCGATCGTGACGCGGTTGACCGTATTGGAGTCTCCGATTGTTCCTGCCGCGCTGTAACAGAAGCGGAAAGAGAACCACATCGGCTTCGTCCAATCGACGGTCAATTCAGCCTTACCTCGGCTCTGGATGGAGTGGTAGGAAACCTGCGAGTTAGGCTGGAAGGCGGCCTTGCCGTTGGCCGCCGTGATCTGAACGGCGAAGAGGTTGCTCCAGACTGCGCTGACAGAGCCAGAGCCGCTGACGAAACTCGAGTAGTTTCCGATGAGGCTGTTGTAGGTCGTCAGCATCGGGTTAGCCAGGATGTATCGCATCAGCAGCGGGCTGATGGTCGTCGTCGAGGAGGTGCCGTAGATGGCCTGCGTCTCGGTCGCCATGACCGGGAGAGCGGACTGCACGAACGCGGTAGTCGCAAGCTGAGTGGTGTTTGTTCCAGCGGTAGCAGTCGGGGCGGCAGGGACGCCAGTGAAGGTCGGACTTGCCAGCGGGGCACGGCTGGTGTCCGTAGGATGGACGTGGTCCTGTCGGGCGTACCGGAGGGAGGTGCCGACGACAGCCGTACCGTTGTCCATCAGCGGGGTCGCCGAACCAGCCTGACCGACGACGAAGGCCGTTGTCGCGATCTGGGTCGTGTTCGTGTCAGCCGCGGCGGTCGTCGAGAGGGGCGTGCCGGTGAATGTCGGGCTGGCGAGGTTGGCCTTCAGGTTGTCGGCGGTCGTGACGAAGGCCGTGGTCGCCACCTTGGTCGTGGAGTCCCCGGCGGTCTGGGTCGTGGCGTTGACCGTGCCGTTCAGCGTGGTCGTCGAGGTGCCTGTCGTCGAACCGATGGCGATGTTCGTCGTCGAGCCAGCGATGCCGTTGGTGCCGATGTTCACGGCCTTGGTGGAACCTGAGATAGTCGCACCAGCGCCGAGGTTATAGGTGGCCGCGGCGGTGGAATTGCCCAGGTCGAGCGAGGTGCCCGAGGCGTTCAGGGTTCCGGCGACGGTCGTGGTCGAGGTCGCGCCGCTGATCGAGTTGCCGATCGTGATGTTCGTCGTCGAGCCGGAGACGCCGTTCGTGCCGATGTTGATGGCCTTGGTCGTGGCGGTCAGGGTCGCACCCGTGCCGATGCTGATGGTCGAGGCCGCGGTAGAGGTGCCGAAGGAGACGGTCGCACCCGAGAAGGTGTTCGTGCCCGAGAAAGTGTTGGTCGAGCCGAGCGGGGCGTACTGCTGGGTACCGCCGTTGATGCGGGCGAAGAGGCCGGAGGTCGTCGTCCAGACGTCGCCGTTAACTGGGGCACTGGGGGCGGTTCCGTGCGCCAAACGCAGGAAGGCCGAAGCCGTGGTCGCCGCAGGAGTCGAGACGAGGCCGGTGAAGGTCGCCCCAGCGAGAGCCGCGTAGGTTGTGCTGGCCGCCGAGGTCGTCAGGTACGAGCCGAGCTGCGTGGTGACCCAGGACTGCTCGGCCAGCGTCTCGGTGACGCCGCCAATGCGGACTTGCAGGTCAGAACCCGTGTTCCAGATTTCACCGTTGGCCGGAGCCGAGGGGGCGGTGCCAGGGGCGATGCTGAAGCCAGCCGAGGAGGTGGTCGAGGCAGGGGTGGCGACTTCGCCGGTGAAGGTGGCGCCGCTCAGCTGGGCGTATCCGGTCAGCGAGGAGGAGGTGAGATAGCCTTGCGAGGCGACCCAAGACTCGGTCGCGTAACCAGTCAGCGAGGAGGAGGTGAGGTAGCCTTGCGAGGTGACCCAAGACTCGGTGGCGTAGCCAGTCAGCGAGGAAGAGGTCAGGTAGCCCTGCGAAGTCACCCAAGACTGCGTAGCAAGGTCGAGCGTCGAGAAGGACTTGTTCTTCCAAAGGGTGGTCGCGGAGTCGTAGGCAAGCAGGTCGCTGTCGGCCACCGAGGCGATCGCGACATTGTGGAGCTCCTCGAGCTCGTAGCCGTTCTGGATAGCGACCTCGATGACGCCCTGCGTGGGGTGAGAGCGGACGACGATGCCGACGTAGACCAGATGGTTCGGGGCGGACGGCTTGGTCGTCGTCCAGGTTCCAGCGGTCGTCGGGGAGAGGTAGAGCTGCACGCCTTCCGTCAGCGCCGAGGTGTCGATGTTCTCGAGTTCGCCGCGGACGATGACATGGCCGGTTCCGTTGTTCGCGATGGACGCCTTGACGAAGCCGAAGGTCTGGGCGGAGTTCGCGTCGCTGTTAGCCTGGGCGAGCGTGATCAGTGGCTTGTTCCCGGTAGCTCCGCTGATGTAGACGATGGCCCCGGCGGCGATGGTCGAGCCTGACTGATTGCGGACGTCGACTTCGAGGTTCTTGGCGACGGCCACGCCCGAGGCGAGTTCCTGCTGCACGAAGGCCGTGGTCGCCAGAGAGGTGTCGTTATCGCCAAGGGCTGCGGTCGGGGCTTGAGGGTCTCCTGTGAAGACCGGGGAGGCGAGCGGTGCGTAGGCAGGGAGAGTCGTCCAGTCCGTGTTGTAGTTCGTGCCGTCAATCTTCTGGAGGAACTGTCCAGCCGTGCCACCAGCGGGAACGCCCGCACCTGCTGGGCCTTGCGGGCCGGTCGCTCCGGGGACTCCGACGCCGATGGTCAGCGTGGCAGGGGCGGTCGCCCCCGTGGTCGCTTCAACCGCTCCAGGGATAGTGATCGTGAGGGACATCGTTTAAGCGGTGACCTGACCGATGACGTCGAGGCGCATCGTGTCGGAATAGAAGACCGAGCCGTTGTCGAACTTCAGGTCCCAGCGGGCCGATCCGGTCGCCCAAGAGGACGTGTCGCCCGAGTAGACGCAGGCCACGGAAAGGCCGTTGCCGGCCACCGTGCAGACGAGGTCGTACTCGTTCTGGGCGGAGTCGATGATGGTGGAGGTGACCGTCACGCCGATCAGGTTGGCGAGGCCCCCCACTTCGGGGTTCCAGACCACGGACGCCGAGAAGGACGTGCCGCGCTTGAATGTGACGGTGTTACAGCTCATCGGGTCTTAAACTTGCCCCGATTGGAAGGGGAGGGGTCAGGCCGTCAGAAAGTCGTCAACAAACCGATGGATACGATGGGGGAAGACCCCGTCGTGCTGATTCCAGTCTGGCCGGTTACGGTCAGGTAGTCCGAGGTGATCGTGAATGTATCCGGCCCGGTCAAGGTGACCGTCTCGCCGACCAGTTTGTCCGCCTCACGCTGGTCAAGCACGATGTAGGTCGTCGCGTTACTGAGCAAAAAGGTCGCCGTGGCATCGTCGAAGACGACGTATGGCTGATAGATGGCCGATAATTGCAGCGCATCTGTCCTGAAAAAGCCGTTGCCCTCCGTGGTCTTGAAACCTGAGTTCCAGACGATGTTGTGGGTGCTGACGGTCTTGTCCTCCCCGCCGTTGCCAAGCGGGAAGCGGAGGGC